TAATGCCGAGAAAGGCAAAGCGGCTACGGCAGGTTATCGTGGTGCGGCTACGGCAGGTGATAGTGGTGCGGCTACTAGCCGTGGTAGTTCAGCCGTAGGCAAGAATGGTCTGGCCGTTGCTAGAGGTAATGGTGTAATGGTCAAGGGTGGCATCGGTGCTATTCTGGTAATCGCAGAGGAAAACGAAAACGATTACGATGTGAAAGAGTGGAAAGCCGTGGTGGTTGACGGAGAGACAATCAAGGCTGACACTTGGTATAAGTTGGTTGACGGTGAACTTGTAGAAGCGGAATGATGGAACGACCGATTATTTATGGAGTTGTTGACCTGATGGAGCGAATTGCTGAATATGCGAATAAGTTCCCAGACAACTACACAACCTATGAACAGATTGAGGACACGCTGCAAGAGCGCAGCGGGGATCCAGTCGGTAGTATGCTTGGTATTCAAGTCAGCGCAGAGTGGGAAGATAGATGCTACGGCTTTCAAGTAATAGGAATTCATGAAGATGTAGCCGTCATTAACTACATCGGCTTAATGAAGAGTTGAGACTATGACAAGAGAAGAACAAATCTACGAGGCCGCTGATAAAGCGACATATCAAACACCGCCTCAATATAGCGAACTTGTTCACAAATCAAGAAAAGTGATGAGTGCTTACGAGGTAGGTTTTATTGATGGGTGTGTATGGGCAGACTCCCATCCCAACTGGATTTCGGTTGAGGATTACGCTATAGACGAATTGCCTAAACATTTAGACGATGACCCTTATGGGGTAAGTGAACAAGTTTTGTTTATTGTTGTATTGGTCGGAGTTTCTTACATCAACAAAGGCAGTTTTGATTATGACACTGGTGTATGGCACTCACTTGATACTGGGTTGGCTTATCACAAAGAACAAGTCACCCACTGGATGCCGCTAACCCCACCAAAGAAAGGAGGTGACCTATGACACTTGAACAAATGAGGCGAGCGCAAGTACTGCAAAACTACATTAAGGAGTGTAAAGAGTTTATTATTTCGCTCACGAGCGTAAGCCCTGGAAAAGATGTGGAAGCTAATTTACAGGTGTGCGGTCGATTATCATCCAACAATGCATCTGTTCGGCTTTGGCTTGTGCCCGAAGCACGTGAAGCACTGTTGGTGGCTATGCGAAAAGAATTGAAACGATATGAAAAAGAATTTGAGGAGTTGTAAAACAGTTTAACACCGCATAAAATATGGACAACAAGATAAAACTTCTTTATATTGACCTTTTTTGTGGGGCTGGCGGAACAAGCACTGGAGTTGAACATGCCATTCTAAATGGTGAAAAGTGCGCCAAAGTCATTGCTTGCGTCAACCATGACCCGAATGCGATTGCAAGCCATGCATCAAATCACCCGAACGCCCTCCATTTTACTGAGGACATAAGAACACTTGAATTAACGCCACTGGTAAACCATTTGAATAAATGCCGCCATCATAACCCACATGCCCATGTTGTGCTTTGGGCATCGCTGGAATGCACTAATTTCAGTCGAGCCAAAGGCGGACAAGCTCGGAATGCTGATAGCCGGACACTTGCAGAGCATTTGTTTAGGTACATAGAAACTTTGCGCCCCGATTATATTCAAATTGAAAATGTGGAAGAATTTATGTCTTGGGGCGACCTTGACGACAAAGGCCATCCAGTCAGCCGTCACAAGGGGACATCTTACATTAAATGGGTGAACAATGTATGCAACTATGGGTACATCTTTGATTGGCGTATATTAAACGCTGCCAATTATGGTGCATACACAAGTCGCAAACGCTATTTCGGTATCTTCGCCAAACACGGATTGCCGATTGCATGGCCGGAGTCGACGCACGCCAAGAAATTTGATACAAACGCTTTGACTATTCTCGACGAGAACATCAAGCCGTGGAGGGCAGTCAAGGACGTGCTCGACCTTGATGACGAGGGCACCAGCATCTTCACCAAGAAGAAGCCCTTATGTGAACGGACACTTGAGCGCATCTATGCTGGCCTCATCAAATTTGTCGCAGGTGGCAAAGATGCTTTTCTGATCAAGTACAACAGCTATAACCAACAGGGACATTATAAGGCACCAAGCATTGACGAGCCTTGCCCGACAGTTACCGTGCAGAACCGCCTCGGTGTGGCAAAGGTGCAGTTCCTCAGCAAGCAATTCGGCGGTGAACCATACGACAAAAACATATCCATTGAACAGCCAGCAGGGGCAATTACCACAATTGACCACCACGCATTTATTTCCGCTTACTATGGCAATGGATTTAACCATTCACTTGATGAACCAGCACCGACTATCACTACAACCGATAGATTTGCGATGGTCACAAGCAGGTTTATTGACAGCCAATACGGTAACGGTTCGCCATCATCGGTGGACAGTGTTGCGCCAACACCAACAACAAATCCCAAACAGCAACTTGTGTCTTGTAAAAGGTTTCTTATGAACCCCTACTCATTCAAGAGTGACGGTGGGTCAATTGATAAGCCGTGTTTTACACTTATTGCGAGCATGAACAAAATGCCGCCTTACCTCGTAACGACAAAGGAGGGCATTGGTATTGAGGTTTATGAAACCGATAGTCAAATGACGGTTAAAATAAAGGAGTTTATGGCTCTTTATGGTATCGTTGACATAAGAATGAGAATGCTCAATATTCGCGAGCTAAAGCGCATTATGGGCTTCCCAAGCGAGTATATACTCGTTGGTACGCAAGCCGAGCAAAAAAAGTATATCGGCAATGCGGTCGAGGTAAATATGGCTCGTGTGCTTTGTGAGGCACTTTGTAAGGAACTTAATTAAACAACTTAAGATTATAAATTTATGATTAACAAGATTGAAAACGAGGGTGCGCTGTTGGCAAAGTTTTGCGACCCCAGCAGCAAAAGAGAGCAATTGTGTGCGCCGTTCCTCAACGAGGTAACTGGCACGGTTTGGGCAACCAATGCGCATTTACTTTTGTCAATCGTGCCGCAACGCCTCAAAGGTGAGTACCCCACCCTAAAGCTCGGCAAACCCGATGAAATTGACCAGCACAACACCGACAAGCGCATAACGCTTGCCATGCTGGACGAGGCACTTGCAGCCGTGCCGCAAATGGACGAGGAAGTAAAGGTGCAAGACCCGATAAAGTGTACCGATTGCAACGGCACTGGCTATGTGGAGTGGCAATATAGGGACGAACATTTCAACCTTCACACTGGCGAGTTTTATTGCCCAGTGTGCCAAGGAAAGGGTTATACCCAAAATGCAATATATCGGCCAAGCGGAAGAAAAGTGCCAGCAAGCGGCACGACCGTGCAAATTGGCAAGGGGCGTTACTGGGCAACCGACCTGCAAATCTTGCGTGACGCACTTGCCTTGCTTGGCGTGCAAAGCGTGCGCATGGTGCGTGACTACAAAAGTGCAATGTGCAAATGGATAGTGGACAATGACATCTACATCGTTTTCATGCCATTGTACTTCAAAAACTCCTTCGAAAAGGCCGATGCAGAAATAAAGCCAAAAAAGAAAGGGGGTGTGGCATGATGATGTGGCTCGGTATGCTTTTCGTTGGCCTTTGTGCTGGTGCTGTCGGCATGGCGGTACTTTGCGACAAGGTCAACGAAAAGGAAATGCAGCGGTTGGAGCAGCAAGTTGCACAAGACAGCCTCAATTACTTGCTTGCCGTGCAGGAAATGCAGAATGAAATTGACGGCTTGCAGAGCGAATGCAGGTTAAAGCAGCAAGTTTGCAACAGCCTAAACGATACGGTGCAGCGGTTGCGCAAGCAGATAAAGGAATTAAAGGAGAAATGCAATGATGCAGGGTAAAAAAGGCGTGAGCGGTATGCTGGAGGACAAAATCAAAAGGGCAATAAAGTTGCTGCAAGCGGCGTCTATGTCAGCCCACGGCGAATGCCTTGAAGTGTGTTACAGCGGCGGTAAGGACAGCGACATTATACTGGAGCTTGTCAAAATGGCGGGCATAAAATACCGTGCTATTTACCGCAACACCACCATTGACCCGCCTGGAACGATTGCGCACTGCAAGCGTAACAACGTGGAAATCATGCAACCCAAAGAGCGTTTTTTTGCGTTGGTGCGCAAAAAAGGCTTTCCCACAAGGCGAGCGAGGTTTTGCTACCAAAACCTAAAGGAGTATAAGATTTTGGACAATGCAGTGCAAGGCATAAGACAATGTGAAAGCACCAGCCGCAAAAAGCGTTACAAAGAACCCATCGTGTGCCGTGTGTATGGCGCAAAGGCCAACCACGTCAATGTGATTTTACCTATACTGGAGTGGACGGACAATGACGTGAAGCAGTTCATCGCCCAGCGTGGCATCAAGTGCCACCCACTGTACTATGACGAGCAGGGGCGTTTCCATGTGGAGCGGCGGTTGGGTTGCCTTGGTTGCCCCATGTCCAGTGACAATGGTGTGGCTGATTTCTTGCGTTACCCAAAGTTGCTTAAAGCGTGGGCAGAGGCTGGCAAGGCATATCTTGGCGCACACCCAAATTGCAAGAGCAAGGCCAAATTCGGCAACGTGTACGACCTACTTTACCACAATCTATTTTGTACCTCTTACGAAGATTACTTAAGTAAGAAGTCGCCTGATTTGTGGGGGGGGTAATTGACTGCAAACAATTATTAGAAACTTATTTCAACATTAAACTTTAATCAAAATGAGACATTACATCGAAACAAAAGTGAGTTATGACAAGACGCTGGAAAACGGCGTTGTTAAGCAGGTGAGCGAGCAGTACCTTGTGGACGCAATGACATTTGCCGAGGCCGAGGCTCGCATTACGGAGCAGTTGCGCCCCTACATGTCGGGCGATTTTGCAGTGTCGGCAGTGCGCAAGAGCGGCATTGCCGAGGTATGGCACAACACGCAAGGCAAATGTGTTGATGACCGATGGTTTAAGGTAAAAATGGCTTTTTACACCTTAAACGAAAAAACCATGCAGGAAAAGCGAACCAACAGCCACTACCTTGTTAAAGCCGACACGGTGGATGAGGCAATCGCCGCCACCAAGCGCATGATGAATGGCACGGTTTCAAATTGTGAGATTGTTGCGGTGGCAGAAAGTGCAATTGTGGACGTGTACGAGGCGCAAAACTAAAAATAACGCCGTTTAAGCGTACAAAATCAACAAATCGCACAAATGCTCGCGAAAATATTTTGACGCGAAATTTGGGCGGTTTGTGTGCGAAATTCGGGCATTTTATTAACAAGCGTACAAATGTAATTTACAAACGACATGAGAAAGTTACTTTTTACACTGGTGATTTTGGTACTGGCACTCACTGGGTGCTGTAATAGCGATGCTAACAAGGCAACAACTGTTCGGGTAATCAATGGGTATTGGTATGCCATTGGACTTGACACTATCAATGGGCATGAGTATGTGGTGATATACACCAGTAACGGAGCAGACATAGAACACAGCGAGGCATGTTGGTGCTTTGACGAAACGCCGCCTTACTTCGTGGGTGACACTGACGAGGGGGTGTAACAGCCCCAATATACAAAACCGCAAAACAATTGAAGTTTATGGCTAAAAAGAAAATCGTTATAACCCTTTCAAGGGAGTTTCCCAAGACCTTGCCAATGGCAGGGCAACCAACTGGGTTTAGGGAGAAGTTGCACAATACCGTTACAAGGCACTTGCAGGGGTGGTGCAAGTTGCACACCATACGCAAGAACTACGACCTTTGGAAACACAACGCCGACAAGTCGCAAAGCGGCGAGTTCTACTTGTCGGTGCGCCAATGGTCGGCACGCCCTTACAATTCGCCGCAAGTGGAAATTGAGCAGTTGCACCACCCTTTCCATGTGCAGCGCATACGCATGTGCTACCACTGCCACGATGACAGTATATGCGCATGGGTGGACGGAAAGTTGTACATGGGCGATAACGAGGTGCGCACAATCGCCTACAATGACGGCTTGTTGCTTGACCAGTTCAAGGACTGGTTCTTTGCGGACGTGCGCTACCGTGCGGACGATGAGTTCAACGGCGTTGTAATCCACTTCACGGACTTTGCCTATTAAGCAAACGACATGCGGCACAACGAAAGCAAATTGCAGCAATGTTGCGTGCGCTGGTTTCGGCTGCAATACCCAGCCTTGGCACTCAACTTGTTCGCCGTTCCCAACGGCGGCGCAAGAAACCCGATTGAGGGGGCGATAATGAACGGCGAGGGCGTTACGGCTGGCGTGGCCGACTTGCTGTTGCTGTTCGCCAGCAAGCAGCACCACGGACTTTGCATTGAAATGAAAACCCCAAAGGGACGGCAACAACCAACGCAAAAGCGGTGGCAACATGCAGTGGAAAATGCAGGGTATAAGTACGTCATTTGCCGCTCGTTTGAGGACTTCATGCAGCAAATCAACCAGTATTTGAACTGAAAAAATTATTTTTTTGGCTTAAAGTGTGCCTAACAAGCACTCTTTTTGTATCTTTGCCAAATCATTCAACAACAATCAAACAAAAGTCGTTATGTCTAAAAACAAAGAAAGCGAGGCAAATGCAGGTTTTGTCAGCATTCCAATGGCAGACCTTGAACCCAACGAGGGGCAATTGGCAGGTTTGCCAGCAAACCCGAGGCAGATTACCGAGGAAAAGTTTGCGTTGCTTAAACAAAACATTGAGAAGTACCCCGAAATGCTTAACTTGCGTGGCTTGATGGTTTACCCCCTTGCCAGCGGCAAAAATATCGTTATCGGCGGCAACATGCGCTACCGTGCCATGCTGGAACTTGGTTACACCGCCGCCCCTTGCGTGGTTATTCCCACCGACACGCCCATTGACCGCCTTAAGGCGTACACCATTATTGACAACAACGGTTTCGGCAAATACGACTGGGACATGATTGCCAACGAATGGGACATGGACGAGGTAAAAGACTGGGGACTCGACATTAGCGCACTGGGCGAAATGTTGCCTGACGGCGCATACAACTCCGGCGATGACAACATTGACGGTGCAGCAAAAAGCGACAAGGCCGACCGCAACCTTTGCAAGTGTCCGCATTGCGGCTACATCGCCAACAAAAAGGAATTTGAGCATGAAAATATTTCTTAGTGCATTGGAAACCAACCCACCAGTAATCCCCAAAATACTACAATATCGAGGGCTTACTTGGTCGCTTGTGTCGTACTACTATGTGCGCAAAGACCTTGGCGTGTTTAAGCAGATACTTGACAACAGCCAAGAAGTGCTGATAGACAGCGGCGCATACTCATTCCAGGTAAAGGGCGGCAAAGTGGATTGGGAACAATACACGAGGGAATATGCTCAATTCATACGCCAATGGGATTGCCCCAAGATTATCGGCTACTTTGAAATGGACATTGACGTGCTGGTTGGTTACGAAAAGGTATTGCAGTTGCGGCACATGCTGGAAAGCGTTACCGACAAAATTATACCAGTGTGGCACAAAAACCGTGGTATTGACGAGTTCAAGGCCATGTGCGACCAGTACAAGGGTAAAATTGTGAGCATTAGCGGACTGGAAAACCGAGACATCGACCCTAAAGATTACGGCAAGTTCTACAACTATGCGCATAACCACGGCTGCATGATGCATTGCCTCGGCATGACTAAAAAAAGCATATTGGACACCGTGCCGTTTGAGTATGTAGATAGCGCAAGTTGGAAAATACAAAGCGTTTTCGGCAAGGTGGGCAAAAAGCAGGTCAACAGCCAGTACCGCCGAACAAACTATGAGGAAATCATGGTTGCCAATTACCTTAAGTGGCTAAAGGTGCAAGAGCAGTATTACCGCCGTTACATGCGCATACACAAATACCCATAATATTGCTATATATATTATTAAATATAAAATATCACCAACTATGCAGTATTACAAAGTAATAGAAAAGTTTACCAGCGTCAACGGCGAGGGGTTGCGCAGCGGAGAGCTTACAACCTTTATCCGCTTTTACGGCTGCAACTTGCGGTGTGCGTTTTGTGACAGCAAGTACACATACAGCCAAAGCGAGCCATTCGAGTTGCTTACAGCACAGCAGATTTTGGACTACATCAAATCCACTGGCATTCGCAACGTCACCCTTGCTGGGGGCGAACCGTTGTACCAGCCACACATGAAAGAACTGTTGCAACTGGTTTGCGGTGCTGGCTACTTGGTGGAGATTGAAACCAACGGCGCAATAAACATTGCCCAGTACATGGACTTACCCAACCGCCCCAGCTTCACGCTTGATTACAAGACTGGGTGCAGCGGCGGAATGGAGCAGCACATGGATTTGAGCAACTACAAGCACATCACCAAGCATGACAGCGTGAAGTTCGTTGTGGCCACCACCGCCGACCTTGACACCATGCGCCGTGTTGTCGCAGAGCATGACCTTATCGCCAAAACAAACGTGCTTGTAAGCCCTTGTTACGGCGACATCGAACTTGTTACCATTGTGGAGTACCTTAAGGCGCACAACCTTAACGGCATTAAACTGCAAATCCAGCTCCACAAATACATTTGGGACGCTGACATGCGAGGCGTTTAACCCTGCAAGCCAGCATAAAAGCGAAAAAAGCGAACCGCTAATAAAAAGTTTTGAGCCATGTACTACATAACAAAGAGATTGGAAATTGCAGGGGCGCACCAACTTGCCCTTGACTATGACAGCAAATGCGGAAACCTGCATGGGCATAACTGGGTGATTACGGTATTTTGCAAGGCAAGCAAGTTGAATGATAACGGCATGGTGGTGGACTTCTCCCACATCAAGCGGCTCATTACCGACCGCCTTGACCACCGCAATATTAACGAGGTGTTGCCGTTCAACCCCACTGCCGAGAACATAGCACGCTGGGTTGTCAAGCAGATACCCGAGTGCTACAAGTGCAGCGTGCAGGAAAGCGAGGGCAACATTGCAGTATATGTTGAAGACAACCCGACAACAGCGTAAAACTATGGAACAATCAAGCAGCAGACCGACCGCCGAGCAGGTAAAGGACGCAATACGGCTGTTAATGCGTGCCGTTGGCGAAAACCCCGACCGTGAGGGGTTGCGTGAAACGCCCGACCGCATTATGCGCATGTGGCAAGAAATCTTCCGTGGCTACGACCCGGCCATGCGGCCAGCCATAACCACCTTTGCCAACGAGGACGGCTTTAGCGACATCGTGTTTGACACTGGCGAGTATTACAGCATGTGCGAACACCATGTTTTGCCTTTCTTTGGGCAATATTACTTTGCCTACATACCCAACCCAAACGGTCGCATACTGGGCATTAGCAAGGTGGCGAGGGTTGTTGGTTTCTGTGCCGCAAGAATGCAGTTGCAGGAGCGGCTCGCCAAGGACATTGTGGACATGTTGCACGGCGCACTGGGTGACGAGTTGGGCATGGCAATCGCCATGCGTGGCACGCACCTTTGCAAGTCCATGCGTGGCGTGCGCAACGGCGGCACAATGTCGGTGGTGCATTTTACTGGTGTGTTCAAGTCCTCATCAGTGGCAAGGGAACAGTTTTACAAGTTAATCGATATGCAGCATGGCAAAGTATAGTAACGTAATGGTGCAGACCGCCGAGCAGTGGGTCAGCGAGCATGGGTTAATGGAGTTTGGCGGTGCGCAACTGCAAGACTTTATTGCCGTGCTTGGCATTAACGACATGACCTACCGCCGTTGGATGTTGCGCCACCAGCCTTTCCGAGAGGCAATAGAGCGTGGCAAGGCCGTGTTTAAGCATAACCTTACACACCAGCTACATGCCAGCCTTGCACAAGCAGCCAAGGGGTTTGAGCATGAGGAAGTGGAACAGTTGTTCCGTGTAGGTGCGAACGGCAACCCTACACCACACCAAATGCGGCGCATACGCAAGTATTACAAACCCGACATCGGGGCGGCGATATTCTTGCTTACCAACCTTGACCCCGAGCATTACCAAAACCGCCAACGTGCGGACATAGCGGTAAGGCCAGCAGAGGAGGAAAGGGAAATGACCATTGAGGAAATCAATGCAGAAATTGAACGGCTGGAAAAGTTGGACGAGCAATAACACCACCAGCGATGAAACTTACCGAGGTGCAGCGCAAGCAAAGGTTGATGAAGTTAAGGCAAGAGCGGTTGCGGCTCGTTGCCCCCAACTCGTTTGCCCACTTTCTCGCCTACACCAACAGCAAGTATCAGCTTGAATGGTTTCACCGTCTTATTGCCGACCACTGCCAAATGTTGCTTGAGGGCAAAATAAAGAACTTGATGGTGTTTATGCCACCCCAGCACGGCAAAAGCGAAATTATAAGCCGCAATTTCCCTGCATGGGCATTGGGCAAAGACCCCGACCTAAAGATTGTCGGCTGTTCGTACAGTGCTGATTTGGCATCGCAGTTTTCACGCACCATACAGCGCACTATTGACAGCACACAATATCAAGCCATTTTCCCCGACACCTACCTTAACGGCTCAAATGTACGCACCGACACAAAGGGCTATTTACGCAATGTTGATATATTTGAGTGTGTGGGGCGCAAGGGGTTTTACAAGGCGGTGGGCGTGGGCGGCTCGCTTACTGGCACTCCCGTTGACATCGCTATTATTGACGACCCCGTAAAGGACGCATTGGAGGCAAACTCGCTCACATACCGTGACCGTGTTTGGGACTGGTATAACACCGTGCTTTCTACCCGACTGCATAACCAATCACGTCAACTGTTCATTATGACACGCTGGCATGAGGACGATTTGGCAGGGCGCATCCTTAAGGCCGAGCCGCAAGAATGGACGGTGCTTTCAATACCAGCCATTTGCGAGGTGGAACGTGACGGCGGTTTAAGCAAGCGGCACATTGGCGAGGCGTTGTGGCAAGACCGCCATTCGCTTACAAAGCTGACCAAGCAAAAAGAACGCTCGCCGAGGGAGTTCGCCGCATTGTACCAGCAACACCCAGTAATTGAGGGTGGCAACATCGTAAAACGTGACTGGTTCAAGGTAATAAGCCTTGCCGACTTTACGTCTTTGCGGTATAACGAACCCATGCACTTCTACCTTGACACGGCATACGGCAAACGAAAGCCCAAAAGCGACAATGACCCCAGCGGCATACTTGCGGCGTGCCGCATCGGGCATTACATCTACCTCTACAACGCCCAAAAGGTGTACAAGGAAATGCCCGACCTATTGCGGTTCTTACCCGAATACATGACCGCCCATTGCGGCGACCGTGAAAGCAAGTTGCACGTTGAGCCGAAAGCCAACGGCGAAAGCGTGGTGCAGATGCTAAAGGCGACCACCAGCCTAAACGTCAAAGAAACGCCATGCCCCACCGACAGCAAAGAAACACGCTTAAGGGTGGTGTCGCCCCGAATTGAGTGTGGCCGTGTGTTCCTTGTGCAAGGTGCTTGGAATGACGAGTTTTTGGACGAGATTTGCGGTTTCCCCAGCATGGCGCATGACGAATATGTTGACATTCTCGGCTATGCGGTAAACGACCTTTATGAGGACGATAACGACTTTGATTATGATATGCTTGACAAAAGCAGTTTGGGACTTTAACAACACAAAAAGCAGGTTTTTATGGTACTGTTTGACTTATTTCGCAATTATGTAAACTCGCTCGTTGGGCGTAACCAGGAGTTTGAGGAGTTGCTGGCCGCAAAAGACATTTCGGCGGTGCGTGACAAGATGCAAAACCACTTTAACGATGTGGTGGACGCACTAAAGGATTACGACATCAGCAGCCATGATATTATGAAACGTGAGGACAAGTTGATAACCGACAAAAAAGGCAACTTTGTCAAAACTGAAAAGGTTTGGCGTTTGCCCGTACCTTACCAAGTTTACATTAACGAAATTGCGCTGGTGTTCCTTTACGGTCGCCCTGTTAAATGGACGCAGGTAAGCGAGGACACGGACGATGCGTTTAAGGCGTTTCAGGACTTCATTAAGCGCACACGGTTTGACAGCAAGATACGCCAATGCAAGCGTATTGCTGGCTCTGAAACCGAGGCGGCTATGCTGTTCCGTGTTTATAAGGACGATGACGGCAAGCCCGATTGCCAAATTAGGGTGCTGGCACGCAGCAAGGGTGATGAAATCTACACACGGTTTGACCAGTACGAAAACCTTATCTCCTTTGCATGGGGTTACTATGCGAAAGAAACCGATAGCGAGGTTGTGTACCATTTTGACGTGTACACCAAAGACCTCATTTACCGTTGTGCCAAGAAGTCGCTTGGCTGGGAGGTGCAGACCGAAACAAACTTCATTGGCAAAATCCCAGTGATTTACTTTAGGCAGGAAAAGGAATGGCACGGCGTGGAACACCTCATACACCGTGAGGAAAGCATCGCCAGCCGCACCGCCGACACAAACGACTACTTTGCCGACCCGATTGCTATAATGGCGGCTGAAATCATCAAAAACATGCCCGAAAAAAAGGAAACTGGCAAGTTGCTGGTGGTAAATGACAAGGAGGGAGTGGACAAAGCGGCGAAATACCTTACTTGGGACAATGCACCGCAAAGCAAAAAGGACGAGGTGGATTGGCTGCAAAACCAAATCTTGCAAAAGACCTTTACACCAAACATTACCACCGACACGCTTAAGTCAATTTCCCAATTGTCGGCAAAGGCGTTGCGCACGGTTATGATGTTGGCAGACATCAAAGCCAGCAAGCACAAGGAGCAGCACGATGAATTGCTCGACCGAACCGCCTCGCTTGTAACCGCCATCATCGGCAACGTGCTTGACGTGTCACTGGCCAAACAGTGCGACGCCCTGCAAGTGGGGCATGAGTTCCAAGAGCCGTTTGGCGATGATATTGCCGACACCTTGACCAACATTGTAAAGGCCGTGGACGGCGGCATTATGTCGCTTGACACTGGCATTGAGCTTAACCCCCTTGTCAAGGACACCCACCGTGAAAAGGAACGTCTTGCCGAGGAGCAGGAGGAAAGCCGCAAGCGGCAAGAGGCGATATTCGGCAGCGGCGAGGACGCAGGGGCGCAGAGCTACAACGATAACAGCGGCGAGGATGAGGGCAACCAGCAACCCAGCCAGCCAAAGGGCAACAATACCAAGTGACATGTTTTGCCCCTTGCGCATTGATATTAACGTGACCACAACCGAGGAAGAAGTAACGGAGCACACGGTCACAATCCGCTTGTTTGGCTTGCTGGTGTACCGCCGCGAGTATCACAACGAATGTATTGAGCCGCAACCGCCCAAGGGTGTAGGTTTTACCGTTTACCCGGACATACTGGTGCAGGTTGATGAGCAAGACGATGATGAGTAATGGCTAAAAAGCAAAGCACCGACCCCAAAACGGCAACGCTGGCACGCATACGGCGGACTGAGGCGTATGCCGAAAAGGTAAGATTATTGTTCGCACGCACTGTAAACGAAATTCTTGCCATTAACAAGACCATGCCCGAACTTGACGAGGGTGTCATGTTTAGTTTTGACGGCACAAGCGCAAAAAAGCGCGAGCAGGTGGAAACGCTGTTGCGGCGGCTGCATTCCGCCGCCACCCTTGCCATACAAAAAGGCGTGCAAGCGGAGTGGGCGCAAGCCAACGCAGAGGCCGACAAGCTGGTGCAGTCCGTTTTGGGCAAGGAGGTGCTTGGCTCGCCGCAATTCACCGCTTACATGCAGCGCAACACCAAGGCCATGCAAGCCTTTATCGGGCGCAGCGAACACGGCTTAAACTTAAGCCAAAGGGTGTGGAAACCAGTGCGCCAGTTGCGGGACGAAATGGAGGTTGCCATGACCGTTGCCATTGGCGAGGGCGAAAGTGCAGCCGACATGAGCCGCAAGGTGCGCCAGTACCTCAATGACCCCGACTTGATGTTTCGCCGTTTCCGCTACAAGATTGGTGAAAAGGACATTTTGGACGAGCAGGGCAATGTGGTGGGCAAAGAGCCAGTTTTCGGGCGCAAGTGGAAAAAGCGTGTTATTGACCCCGACACTGGGCGGCACAAGTGGATTGACTATGACCGTGACAGTTATCCCACTGGTCGGGGCGTGTACAAGAGCAGCGCAAAAAACGCCATGCGTGTGACACGCACCGAAACCAACATTGCGTACCGCCGTGCCGACAATGAGCGTTGGCAGCAAATGGACTTCGTTATCGGCCAGCGCATACAGTTGAGCAAAAACCACCCCAAACCCGACATTTGCGACAAACTGCAAGGCGAGTACCCGAAAGACTTCCAGTTTGACGGCTGGCATCCCCAGTGTTTTTGTTACGTCACGCCCATAACCATACCACCCGAGGAAACACAGCGCATTACCGAGGCTTTCCTTAAGGGCGAGGATTGGCGTGCCGTGCGTGATGAAATCATGCGTGGGCGGCAAATTACCGATTACCCTGCCAACTTTAAGGACTGGGTAACAAGCCATGCCGAGGACATTGCCATTGCAAGGGAACAAGGCACAGCACCCTATTTCATTGCCAATAACGGCAAGGCCATTGACGGCATACTCAACCCCGACCAAGCAGCACCAGCAACAACCCCAGCGCAAGCCAAAGCCGATACACTCAACCAGTTGGGCAAGGCTGCAAAGGCTGGCAACTTGCCGCAAGAGGCCGTTGACAAGTTGCAGCACATTGCCGAGCATGGCACACAAGAGGAGTTTGAACGCCGTGCCGCCACCCTGCAAGCAGCAGCCCAAAAGCACGCACAGCGCACACCACAGCAGGTTAAAGCAATACGCAATGAGTGGCAAGAACGTAGCGTGGTGCGCCGTTATGGTGATAGAATATTGCAGGTTATGAGTGGAATAAGTGACGTTGATACAAGCGAACTTTCTAAAGCCTTGCAGGGTGGAAACATTGCCACTATTCAAGCAGAGGCACAGAAGTTGCGTGACATTGGTAAACAAATAACGGCACTTGATAAACTTGACAACCCCTTGCAAGTAGCAAGGCAAACGTCAATGGCAACCGCCAAGCAAATAAACAGCAATGTTTCTCGCACGCTGTTTGGAATGCCCACCGACCTTGAAAGCCGCAAAGGCAAATTGGAATTTGAAATCACTTGGATGGGCGGCGAGGGTAAACGCCGTTACCCAGCAACGTACCAGTTTGCACAAGCAGCATATAAAAAGGAACTTGCGTATGTGGAGCGCAAAATTGACATTAAAGCGGTTGCCGATAGCGTTGATGATGCACTTGCTTTTGCAGCAACATCACGCAGCAAAATTATCAAAACACTTGCCAGCGAAATGCGTGCCATGCTCGGCTCTACAAGTACCGATATTGCAGCAATGCAAGCCAAGGCAAGCGAACTTAATAAGAAATACAAACAGTTGTTGCCAAAGCCTAAAACAGCGACAATTTCCGGCACGCACACAATAAAGCACGAAACCATTGCCGACCTAAAAAAACGACTGGGTGCAGCCATGCCAAAAACCTTGCCGAACTTGGAACAAGCAATTGCACGTTATGAAAAAACGAGCAGTTACGGGACGATTGCGAAAAGAAACAAGGCTGAAATAGAAGAATTGATGCAGCGATTATTTGACGAGCACGATTTGGGAATGAATGTGAAAGATAGCGTACTTGAATCAATATTAAAATCTTGGTTCAAAAATCAATTTGAAACTGGCACAAGTGGAGGCGCATTACCCACTCGCTCGTTAATGGGTAAGATTGAACCTAATAATTGCAGGCTTGAGGCAGCACATAAATTGTTTGGAATAAGTGATACCAAGTCATCAACGCTACTGGCAAAACAATTAGAAAGGAAAGAATACGAAAAGTATGGACATTTGTTAGACCATGATATTGTGCAAAGTATGTCACACAATACCGCGAGGCAGTATGGTAATGTTGAAGTGAGATTTAAGAAAGACAAAGTTGTTGCAACATGGACGGCAGGAGATAGTCTTGGGCAGCGTTATCAGCCATCACTTGTAAGCGACCCTCGTTCATGTTCATTTGATGATTTAATAAAAACGCCAACAAGCAAAAACACACAAACAAGTAGTTTTGTGCAGTTTGAGCGCACCCACATTAGTAGTTACCTGGAATTGCAGTACCACGGTGAATTAACGGTTGATTGTGTTGAAAGCATAACATTCCCTTATAACCTGCATGAGGCCAGCCGCTCCAAAATGTTGACTGTTGCCAACAAATGGAAAGCGGCTGGAGTAAAAGTTTATTATGTGGACGGTGGTACGCTGTATCAGTTATAAATAGACATAACAACGTCCTTAATGTCGGGGGCTTGTGCAAAGTAAACACGCATCACTTGCTCAAAAGTCCATGGTGACCATTTGGCAACGTAGGCCGCAATAACCTTTGCCATGCTTGTGCGTGGATTATCAGTGTCAACCATGTGTTGCAGTTCCTCACAAACAACCTTTTCCGCTTGCCAAAGTTTCCCCTCATCTTTTTGGTCGTACCTTGGTGGGCATAACGCCTCACCTTTGTAGAAGAAACAATATTTCAAAAGTTCTTGCTCAGTCATGCTTCATTGTTTATTGCTTTGGGGGTGTTGCAGTAACTCCCCGACATTGATTACACACTTTTTGTTGCGGTACACGCCTTTGCCCCTTAACCGTGTGCAAAGGCTGGTGTACGCAATGCCGACACGTTCCTTGGGAACATGGTCATATATTGCTTTGATAGAGCCGAAGTAAAACTCCGTTTTACCGCTGTAAGGCTCATTTAAGCTCAAATGTACTACTTTCATCGTGCAAATTTACGCATTATTTGGCACATGGGCGACTTTTTGGCGCAAAATGTGCAACCTATCGCCCCAAAGGGCAAAAGCCGCCCACGGCGCAAAAAAGCAGGTTTAACGGTTGGTATGGTTATTGTTTAATACCCAGCAAAGCAGGTCAAAAGCAGCGTCCAGAGGGTCAACGCTGTCGGCAAATGCACCTTTAACCGTGTTGAGGTGGTAATCGCTGTAACTGAACTCATAGCGAATTATGCCCAATTCGGGGTCATGCCACTTGTGCATTTTTAGCTCATACTCCTTGTGGTCAATGGTGATTTTGTGGGGCAGAAGTTCCAGCAGGGCAAACAAGCTCCACGCAGGGGTGTCGGTATTCGCGAGTAATGCAACTCCTTTTTCCTTGTGCCAGTACATTATCGCATTTGGGTTACTTACGAAATAGTACATATCCGCACTTTTGGGGCTAACGCCCAGCGCAAGCAGTTTCCTACTTCGCTCAATGGTGGTTACTCCTATCATAACGGTTATTACTTAAAAGGGCGGCGGTGCAGCCATTCACCACCGCCCAAGGGTTACACATGATTGCCAGTTAGTCGGCAAGGTTGAATTGCTCGTTAAGGAAAGCCACCATTGCACGATTTTGCGGCAGAATTGCCGGAATGTCCATGGTGTTGGCCTTGTAAAGGTCGGTGGCGGCGTTGTAGATGTCCCATACGTTGACACGCCCTGCCTCATGGTGGCGCAACATCAGTGCCTCGGTGAACTTGCTGATTTGCGACTGGTTGAGGGGATAGGTAGTGTTGGCCTTTATCTCCTTGTGCTGGGTGTCAACCGAAACACGCATGGCGGTAAGCATACCGATAAGCGTGTAAAGTTGCTGGGCGTTGCACTCAATGGCTTTCATCGCCTCAATCTTTTCACGCTCGGTAACGATGATGTGGCGTGCGTCAACCAGCCATGATTTCACCGTGTCCATAACCTCAACCAGCGTTGCGCCGTGGCCTCGCCCCTCGCCCTTGTCGCCATAGGTGGCAATGTACTGGGTGGGCGATAACATGCACTGGTTATGGCAAATCATTACGTTGTTGCCAAAGCCCACTTGTATGCCCTTTTGGTGGAACGCAATGGCAAGGTTGGTGGTGTAGCCGCCCTCGTCAAAGTCCTTAATGCGCACGTTGGCAAACACACGGCGCAAGATGTGCGCTTCAACGGCACGTTGGCCGTGGATTGCCTCCACTTGCGGCAACAGCACAACGCCTGGAGTTTGGCGGTCTTTGTTTTGTGCCGCAAAAAGGTCGTACACTTCAACATCAAAACTTTGCTCACGGCAAAGGCTGATGATGTCGTTAATTAGTTGGAAGTGATAGACACCCTTAAGGGGTTTGCCGTACACGTCATTTTCCTTGTGGGTGCGCTCCAGTTGCGCAAGGTCAAGGGTTTGCACCTTTGCTTTGTCAAAGTCAAAAAACTTGCCATCGTTGGCGTTGTTTACTACTGTTGTTTCCATATCAAATAATAAATTAAATGGTTAATAAAATATGTTGGTTGTTATACACTTGTCAATCCTCAATAGGCTCGGTGCTCAAACCGTAAGTTGTCGCATCGCTTAATATGTAATGCTCATGGATGAATCCACTAACTTCAAGTTCGCTGTTGTCGGCGCACCAGTTAAACGAATAGCCGCAAGGCAAAAGGCACTCGGCGATAAATGCTGCAAGGTCACGCATTGCCTCCCTGCTGTTACCTGCAAATAAACTGATTGTATTCATATTGCGATATATTTTAGGTTAAGTTTCTTTTTTACTCTTACAAACCATCCACGCGAATTATCACCCACCTCACAATTATTGCCAATTTCAGTCAGGGTAATTTTCAAAGAAACAGCATCATTGTAGGTGTCACACAGATAGAATTTATAGCTATCATTCTCATTTGTAATGAAGCTTTTTATAACTCCGTTTGATAATGTAATTTTCTCCATTGTTTTGTTTTTTGTGGGGGTGGTGTTGCCACCCCCTTGTTGATGTTTACTTGCTTAAGCCTCGGCCAATGCCTTAAGCATTTGTTTCAACTTTTGAAAGCGGTTAAACAATTCGTTGTAAGCATCGCTCCGCTTGGCGTATGCCTCTTTATTTCTTTCGGCTTGGCTGATTGCGTTGGCGGCAAGACCGCTCATCCAGTTGTAAGCGGCTTGAATGCCTCCGAACTTTAACCATTCCTTGCACCATGCTTGTTTGTCCTTGTCGCTCCGCATGTAAGCAGGGTGAATAAACTCGTTGAAATACTCCTCGGTGGGTGTAAAAGCAGTAAGTTGTGCAAATTCTTTAAGTAACATATCTTGTAAGTTTTATAAGTTTGTACTCTTGCTTTTTGTTGTGCAGTTCTCAATAAGCACTCAACAATTACGCTGCAAATCTAATGCCTATTTGCTAAATAGTCAAATATTTAAGAAAATAATTCTAGTCAAAAAAGGTTCACAAGTGGAAACAAATGGAAAATACTTGTGTTAAGTTGCTCATTTACACGAATAAAAAAGTTTGTAAAAATAATTGCTTATTAGGCACGTTTTCACAAAAAATAATTATCTTTGCACCGTTTTGTTTCATTAACCACATTTTTTAGAACTATGAACGAGAAAGTATTCAAAGCCATCAACGAGCGTTGCAAGGACATGGGACTTACAAGCAAGGCAATCAAGGAGTACGCCGAGCGTGCCAGCGAGGGGCTTGCTGAGGACGCAACGGATGAGGACATTGAAACGGTCGTGGATTCGGTTGTAGCCTTTGCCAAAATCACGCAGGGGGAAATTACACGCAAGACACGCAGACAGCAAACTCAAGCCAACAAACCCAACGAGGGTGAGGACGAGGGTGCAAATTTGCAAGCAACGGTAAAAGCCATGCTCGAAAAGGAACTGAGCGGCGTCAACGCAAAGATTACCGCCCTTAAAACCGAGAACGAGCAACTTAAGGCCGAAAAAGCCAAGAGCGAGCGCAATGCCGTTATTGCCGAGAAAGCCAAAGAACTTGGCATACCCCAGTTCCTTGTCAAACATTTGGCAATTGCCGATGATGCAGACATCGAAAAGGCACTGGGCGAAATCAAGCAAGATTTGGTTAATGGTAGTTTAATGCCAAAGGAGGCGGCAAACGAAACTGGGGCAAAGCCAAACGAACAAATGAAAGCCGATGCAAAGGCATGGGCGGAGAATTTGCCCAACATGTAAAAATAGCCTCCGTTGTTTTTAACCTTTAATTGTTTTGTATCATCATGGCAATTACTTTTGAACGTACCACCTTTCCGGGTCATACGCCCGAAATTTGGCGTGGCGAGTGCAAAATACTTCCTGGTGGTTTCAAGCCAAAGCAGACGTTCCCCACTGGCACGGTGTTGATGCGTGCAACGCCTATCGAGGTGGACTTTAGCGACATGTCGGCGGCGGTTTGCAAGACCGCCAAGGTGGTAAGCGGTGGCACGACCACCAAGCCTCGCATTGCAAAGGGTCATTACTTGCAGGTTGGTGACGTGGTTTCCAAGGTTGGCCATTACGCCGCCTCACGCACCATTACCGCCATTGACACCAGCAACGCCGATTATGACGTGCTGACGCTTAACAGCGCATACTCTGGCCTTACCGCCAATGACGTGCTGACGGAGGCAACCGCTTACGGTTACTACCCAGCCGCCGAGGGCGACGAGGGCGCATTGCTTGTCAAGGCAAGCGGCGCAAGCGATGGCGAAATCAACGCCTCAAGTGTTACCCCTTGGAACGGCGATGGCACTGTTTCCGCTGGTTCTTATGTGGTGTTGCGCAACAGCGCACCCAAGTACACCCCCAACGCCGTTGTCGGGGCTGTAAAAGAGTTTAACGGCAAAGGCATTCCCACCATTGACGCAGCGTATGAGGCTGTTGTGCTGTACCCCAGCCTCCAGTTCCCAGTGCTTGACGAGTGGTTGAACGGCTTTAGCCTTAAGTGTAACCCGAGCATTAAGCTCATTAAGCAGTAACGAACATGTCACAAGCATTTCCTTACAGTTCCGTATTCGGCAACCTCACGGAAAACGTGCAGGTGCGTTTTGATGCTGTCAGCGAGTTGCACAAGCGACTTTTTGACAATGTGATTTTTGAGCGATTCCTTGACTGGGACACCCCCACCATTGGGCTTGATTTCAGTGAGTTAATCGGTCAGTACAACATTACCGTTGCCGCCCCCACCATTGGCGACCAGTCCAAAGAGGCCATTCTTGGCTCGCATGGTCTTGACACCCTTAAGGAAACGGTGCTGAACCATTCCATTACGCTCCCCATGACCATTCAAGACTATCGCAAGGTGCTTGCGTTGCTTGACAGCAAGTCATTGCCCGACAAGGCACGCACCGAGCAACTTGTCAAACTGATGTGGGGCGAAGTCACCACCGTTGTTGCATCGGTGCTGGGCAAGCTGGACATGATTTTCTTGGGTGCGCTTTCCAACGAGGGTACTTTCACCCTTGACGATACCACCAACCCCGAGGGCGGCGTGCGTGGCTCAATCAGTTTCAACCAGCCTGCAAGCAATATTGCCACAGCAACCACCGCTTGGACGGCTGCAAACATCGAAACCGTTGATTGTTTTGAGGACATCCAGCAGGTTATTGATGCAGCGCAGAACAAAGTGGTGTTTGGCAAGGTTTTGCTTGCTCCTGCCTTGATTTCCTACATGTGCCGCAGCAAGAAAATCAAGCAAATGATTTGGGGTGTTGACAAGTCGGCAAAAATGGTGCTGTTGAGCGAACTTAACAGCTATATGAGCAGCAACAATCTGCCCATTTTTGAGCCTATCCGCCGTCAAGTCAACATTCAGAACGGACGCAACGTAACACCTTACACGCCGTGGAATGCAAACAACATCGTTTTCGTTCCCGATGGCAAGTTAGGTGTTGTTAAAAACGCCTTTGCCAACAACGAAATCAAGGCTGAGCCTGGTGTCGCATACAGCAATTACGGGCGTATTCGTGTATCACAGTGGGGCGTGGGCGAAACGCAGAGTTCAAACGGCGTTGAGTTCACCAAGGCCGAGTCGCTTTCCCTGCCAGTGATTACCGAAATGAACGGCATTTACACCCTCAAAACCCAATCGTAACAAGTTGCCGCAATGACCAACCTAACCGCATTAAAAAGTTTGTGTAACGCTATCGCCAACACTTTTTATCCCGATAACGCTACCTTGGAACTTGCGCTTTTCAACGAGGGCATTTCAGCACAAGGAGAGGCAACCCCCAAAGACCCAGAAATCTTTCGGGTTGCCGTGGCCTTGGTTATGGGCTATGTTGAAGGCAGCCGCAGTGAAAACGGCGTGTCCACCTCCGTAATGGCTGATGCCGTAAAGGAAAGCATAAGTTACTGGTGTGGCATTTACGGACTTGATGCGGACGAGGTTTTGGGCGACTATGTGCGTGTGATTGACAACGGCTCTCACCGCTGGTAAACTTTTGCACAATGCGCACTAACGGAACATTACGATACCAGCTTGTCACCGAGGGCGGCTTTAATGAGTACGGTGAATCGTTGCCAGCGGCAACCGCTTGGAGCGACCCTTTGCCGTGCCACATTAAAACCAACAGTGACACAAGGAAAGGTCGGTACGAGGACGGCTTGTTTAGGCAAGCGTCTTTCACCGTGCTTTTGGAACTGGTTGCCCTTGACTGCAAGCGTGTGTCGCTGGAGCGTCACGGCGAGCAACTGGGCGAATATGACGTGATAAGCATTGAGCCTTTAACAGTGGTGGGCAGAACGCAAATTGTCGTGTAGTGTAATGGCAAGGACTGTGACCGAACACGCCAAATACAAGGGCGTGATTGTAAACAAGACAGACATTCGCAAGTTAAGGGCGAATGTGGCTGCAAAGATGCAAGATGTTGTGGACTTTCTCGTTTTCCGCTTGCAGCAGATAGGCGAGGAGTGCGTAAAGATTGCACGCGAGCCACACGCCAACGACTACAACGACATTACTGGCAATTTGCGCTCGTCAATCGGGTATGTGGTGCTTGTGGACGGCAAGCCAGTAGTCAACGGTGAGGCAAAGCAATACAGCGGCAAGCAGGGTGACGGTGCGCAGGGCGTGCAAGCAGGGCAAGAATTGCTCGCACGGCTGCAAGGCAAATACCCCAGCGGCGTTGTGCTGATTGTGTGCGCCGGAATGCGTTACGCCGCATACGTTGAGGGCATCCACCACAAGGACGTACTTACCGCCGCCGAGCTGGTGGCTGAAAGTTTGATGAAACAATTACTCGCAGGTGTGATTGACAATGGCTAAAACGGAGCAGCAGATTGAGCGTGACTTCTACATGCTGGTAACGGCAAGCAGTTTGGGGCAAGCGTTGCAGGGCAACGTGTACCGTGCGGACGAACGCCCCGACAACGCCGACACCGAGGACTTGGTAATCAAGTTCCTTTCGGGGTTGGACGAGCAGGAGCAAATCGGCGTGGTTATCTTCAACATTTACGTTAAGGACATCACCAACGTCCAAGGCCGCAAGGTAAGCAACAAACCTCGCATAGCCGAACTGCAAGAGCTGTTGCAAACTTTTGTCAACGAAAACAATTTCACCAACACCGAGTATAAGTTGCAGACTGACGGCTCACCAGCCTCGCAAGCGGTTGATGGCATAGAGCAGCACATTATTTTTGCAAGAATTAAGTTTTACCGATTAAACGTATAGTATTATGCCAAACGCTAAAATTATCGCCTCATGGCACAAGTGTAAGATTGAAATCGGCGAGACTGGCGAAAACGATGCAATGGCTGATAGCCTTGAAAGCATTGGCACTATCAAGGACAAGTCAACCAGCATGACGCACGAGGACGGCGAAACGCTGACACTCACCGCCACTGGAGGCATTGTTGTTGCCGAGGAAGTCGGCGAGGGTACGGTAAGCGTTACCACCCGAGTTATTGAGCCGAGTTTCGACCTCGAAAACAAGCTCACTGGCGCGGTCAAGGCGCAGGACGGCAGCGAACTCACTGTTAAAACCAACGTGGTAAGCAAGGATTTCAGCATGAAACTCACCCCCAAGAACATTGGTTCGGTGGGTATCAAGGCACGCCGTTGCGCTGTTACCTACAAGCCCGGAAGCAGCGAGGAAGAAGGCCAGTACGCCGACATTACGTTCAAGTTCCTGGCATGTACGGACGGCGAACTTTACAAGAAGTTCAAAGTCGCAGCGGCTGACTGGGCGTAACCATGCACGACCTTTAGTTAAGCAATCTTGTAATGACGTGTGGAATAGACACCCTTTTGCTGGTAGGCAGGAGAAACCAGCAAAATGCCATGTAGTTTAAGGAAAACGTGCGCAATAGGTGCGCAAAATGGGTAGGTCGAGTTGCCTCATGGCACTAACATTTTAACAAGGCAAGCACATGGATAAGCAAACCATAGAGAGCCAAGTGGCCACTGCCATACTGGAAAGGGCGGTGGGCGAGGTTACAATTGAGGGCAAGACCTACAAAATAGGCTCGCCCTCGGTCGCAACTTTAATACTGGTAAGTGAGCTTGTGGCGACCTTGCCAGTGGTGGAAAACGTGCCGCAAGACAAGGTTTTGTACTCGGTGTTGAGGTACGCCAAGGACTTCAAGCCGCTGGGCGACATTTGCGCCATTTTGATACTTGGCGCAAGGGGGTTGACCGAGCAGGTGGAAGAAACCGTTGTAGAGCGCAAATGGCGGCTGTTTAAGCGCACAAAAAAGGTTGTGCGGACGGTTGACCGCAAGGCGGAGTTGAGCCGCCTTATACTGGAAACCATGCAGCCTAAAGACATTTTTGACGTTATAGTGGGTCGGCTCAATTTAATGCAGGTGGCAAGTTTTTTCGCCATTACCACTTCCCTGAGCGAGGCAAACGTGCTAAAGCCGACAAAGGAAGTGGGACACTAAACGACAGCATTTGGGCAACGGTGCTTGGCATTGCCAAGACGTTTGGCGTGAATGAAAAGTATGCGCTTTATGAAATGTCCTACCTTAACGCCATAATGTACAGCCGTGCAATGCCCATGCCGCATGACGGCGAGGACAGCGAGGACACACCAGCGTATGACGAAAGCCTTGACATGTGCAACCCCGACAACGTGAACAGTTTCAACGATTTTGACGCAGACGAGGAGGTCGTAAGGATATGAACACCAACGATGACGGCACATTAAGTTTCGGCACAGCCATTGACATGACTGGGTTTGACGAGGGGGCGGCGCAAATTGAACAGCGCACCGCCGACCTTGGCGCAAGGGTTGAGGAGCAGTCGGCACGCATTAATGCCATGCTTACCGAAGTCCCCGAGTTCCACATTGACGTGTCAAGCGCAACGCTGGACGTGGAAACCGCCATGCAGCAATGCAAGCAGGTAATCAACGAAAACGCCGATGCAGTGGAGTTGCTGGAACAAGAATACCGCAAATTGGCCGAATTGAGCCATGAGGCGTATAATGCGCAAGACCACACCAATGCCGAAAAAATCCAAGCGCAAGCACATGTACTGAAAGAAAACATCACGTTGCGCCGCCAACTTATTGCAGCCGCAAGTGATGCAACTACACAGTTGACATATTCTGCCGAAAGCATTAAGCGAGAAACCTCCGCATCTGCCCAAAACACAAAGCAAAAGAACAACATGCGCCAAGCCATTAGGGACTTGCAGAACCAAATGGCGCAAATGATAAACCAGTATGGCCAAGAGGCAAAGCAAACCGCCGAATATAAGGCAATGGCACAAGAGCTGGGTCGTTTACGTGACATTCGTGGTGACATTGCCAAGCAAGGGAGCGTATTTGCCAATGACGAGCAAAAAATTGCTGGTGTCATCAACGGCATTACTGGCTTGTCGGGCGCATTAAGTGCCGCCACTGGTGCAGTTGGCTTATTTGGCGGCGAGAATGAGAAACTGCAACAAATCATGCTAAAGGTGCAAAGCATGATGGCAATCACTATGGGATTGCAGCAGGTGCAGCAGACACTCAACAAGGACAGCGCATTCCAGCTTGTCACCATTAACGGCCTTAAAGAATGGTGGGCAAAAATCGTGGGTGTTGCAAGGGGGCAAGAAGTTGCAGAAACAGCAGCAATGCAAGCCAACACCGCCGCAGCCAAAGCCAATGCCGCCGCCACCGAGAGCGATGTTGCGGCAAAAGAGGGCGCAGCCGTGGCCAGCGATGCCAACGCCGTTGCGCAAGACGCTGCAACGGTTTCCACCGAGGCCAACACCGCCGCCGAGGAAATAAACACGGTTGTCACCAAGGCTGGTGCAGCCGCCGACAAGGGCGCAGCCGCCGCCAAGCTGGAGGATGCGGCGGCACAGAGTGCAGAAACAGCGGCGGCAACGACTGGCACGGTGGCCAACTTCACGCTTGCTGGTGCTTTTCGTGCCGTGGGCGTAGCCATAAAGAGTATTCCCGTTTTCGGCTGGATTGCCGCCGCTATTGGCGCAATAATTGCCGCCGTGTCCTACTTTGTAGGTAAGGCCAACGAGGCCGAGGAGGCTGCAAAAAAAGTGGGTGAAAGCGTGCGCGAGGCCGAGGCACAAGCCGCCCAAACCTATGCCGCCGAGGAATTGCAGTTGCAGCAATTGCGCAAGCAGGTGGAAAGTTTCAACGGCACGCAAAAACAAGAGCTTGAACTTTGCGAGCAGTTGAACAAGAAGTATGGTGACGCACTTGGCTACTACTATGACGTAAAGACTTGGAAAGAAAAACTCGGTTACGCAAGTGAAATGTACATGAAACAATTGCGTGCCGAGGCAATGGCGCAAGCCTTGCTCAACGAGTACACCAAGGCGTATGTCGCCGTTATCAAGGGCGAGGACGTGGAGGCTAACAAAAAGGTGATGCAGGAAATGGAACGTCAATACAACAATTGGATTGACGATGCACACTTCTATGCCGACATGGTGAGCATTGCCCTTTCAAACGGCGGTGGCAAGGGCAAGAAACGTGAAAGCAAAAGCGGTGGCGGCAAGGGTGACAAGTCAACGCCCACTTTTGACGCAAAAGCCGCCATTAAGGACTACAATAAGGCTGTTGCCGAGTGGAACAAGGCAAGGAAAGAATACTTGCAGCAAGCGCAAAGCGAGTATGACGGCTTGGTCATTGACCTTATGGAGCAGGGCAAGACCAAGGAGCTTAACCAAGTGACACGCAATGCCCAGCAACGCCGCAAGGCATGGGAGCAAAGTTTTGAACAGCTTGCCGAGGTGTTCCGCAACCAAGAAAAGGCCGAGTTTATCAAGCAGGGGCATACAGCCGACCAGTGGGACGCAACAGCCAAGGCGAAAATGCCGATTGCCCAGTATGCACAAAACTTGCTTGCCGCCAACGCCGACCTTAAAGCCGCTTACGACTTGGTGGCCAACCAAATTGACGAAAGCGAGCGCAAGCAGCGCGAAAAGGTGGAGCAAGCCTATGACAATGCACTTGTGCAGCAGTTCGGCAGCACTTACGAAAAGGTGCTGTTGCTGCAACGCCAATGGCAAGAAAAACTCGCCTTTTTGCCACCCGAATATTTGGACGAGGCTTTACGTCAGCTACAAGACGCAGAGGGGCAATTGTATAGCGAGGGTTTCAAGCAAGCCATTGACTGGGAAAGCGTTTTCGGCGACCTTGGCACACAGTCCATGCAATCCATACAAATGAACCTGGAACGCATTAAAGCCTTTTTTAAGGCCAACAAAAGCAGCATGGGCGTAGAGGAAATAAGGGAGTATGAGGACGCAATAAAGAAAATGGAAGATGCAGTTGCAGCCCGAAACCCCTTTGCCGCATTGCACAAAAGCATTACCGACATTGCCGCCGCAAAACAACAGTATGTTGATGCGGTTAAGGCGTTGGCCGAGCCGCAAAAAGACCTTGCGGATGCAGAGGCGGAATATAACGCAGCCCTTGCCGAACACCAGCGACTTATTGAGGAGAGCAAAACGGAAGAAAGCATTGAAAGCAGCGAGCAATTTGCCGCAAGCACCGAGCGATTGAGTGCCGCAACGCTTGACCTTAACCGCAAGCGTGAAACGCTCAACCGAGCCGAAAACGGCGTTGTGCGTGCGCAAAACAACATAGTCAAGGCATACAAAAACGTTGCCACCCAGTTAAAGAGCGTTGGCACGGTGATAAACGACCTTGGCGGCAAAGCCAAAAACCTTGCCGCCGTGTTCAGCGACAGCGTGGCGGACGGCATAGGCAAGGCTTTGGACTTTATGGACGAGGTGTTTGACGCAACCAGCACCGTAATCAACAGCATTGGCGATGTGGCAAAGGGCGTTGCCAAAGGTGTTGAGGGAACGGTGGATGCAGCGGCGCAAGGCGTTAAGACCACCGCCGCCGCTGGTGCTGCAAGTTTAAGCACCATGGAAAAAGCCTCGGTTATCCTCACCATAATCAGTGCCGCCTTGCAGGTGGCCACGGCCATTGCCGGATTATTCAACAATGACGACAGCAAGCAAAAGGAAATCGAGGAACTGCAACGCCGCATTGACCAACTGCAATGGGAGCTGGACAATGCCGAGGCGGTACGCTTGCAGGAGCGCACCGGAAACGCACTGGAAAAGGTGCGCAACATCTACGAAAGCATTTATGCCCAAATGCTGGCTATTAACCAAGCCGAAATTAACCACGGTAACATCTTTGCACGGATAAATGCGTTAAGGCGTGTGGAAACACAAGCCTACCTAAAAAGCATTGAAAAGATTGCTGATGCATACGCAAAGTTGGACTATACAGCCGACAAAGCACTGGGGGCAAACAAATACGCTGACAGCCGCAAGCAACTGGAAAACCTTGCCGAGCAACAGTTACTCATCTACAAGCAGATAAACGAGGAGCAAAGCAAGAAAAAGACCGACAAGGACAAAATTGCCGACTGGGAGCGTGACATTGCCGAGCTTGGCGAGAAAATGGCAAGCATCATCAATGACATGCTGGAGGAAATCATCGGCGGCAGTGCCGAGGACATTGCCACCCAGCTTGGCGAGGCGTTTATTGAGGCGGCGGCAAAGGGCGAGGATGCGATGGACGCTTGGCACGCCAAGGTAAAGGAAATCGTGGCTGATGTAACCAAGCGCATGTTAATCGCCAAGTTCCTTGAGGAACCGCTGGGCAACATTTTTGACCAGTACAAAAAGCGGTGGTTCGGCGATGACGGCAAGTTTAAGGGCATTGACGCTGTTGTTGCCAGCATGGACAGCTTTAGTGCCGACCTCAACCAAGTGGGCGAAACATTCAGCAGCATTTGGAGCAACTTGCCCGACAACGTGAAAGACTGGTTTGACGATAGCGAGCGTGAGGGTGCGCAACGTGGCATTGCAACCGCAAGCCAAGACAGCGTTGACGAGAACAACGCACGGCTGACCACTATACAAGGCCACACTTATACCTTGGTGCAGGGCATGGCGGAACTTAACGCCACCAGCAACCAAATTTTGTTGAGGGTAACTGGCATTGAGCGCAACACTGGCGACACCAACACCAAGATTGACGCAATGGCCACACGCATTAAGCGCATTGAGGACGATGTAAACGACATGGCCGTGCGAGGCATAAAACTAAAGAGTTGAGGCAATGAAAAAGTTGATACATCACATTTACAAGCAGGCTCACCAGTTGGGGGCGTGCGACAAGTTCAGCGGCAACGAAACGCTGGAACAGTTGGTGCAACTTATGTTCACGCCGCAAGGTATCGAGTTCTGCCTTGCAAACAACTTTCCCGACCTTGCCACATTCCGCAGGTTCAAGCGTTACCACCCCGAGAGGCTGGGCGTGTATATAGATTGCGGACAAATCACGCTACAAGAGCCGCAAGCCGCCTTTTTGATAGGTAATACCACCGCCACCGTTAAATGCCAGCAGACGGCACGCAAACGGCTTTATTTGATGCATGGCGCACATGCCAACGTCAACGCAAGCGGTTTTACAGTTGTAAGGGTGGAAAAAGACCCCAGTTCGCAGGTTACAGTGCAAGCCAATGACAACGCTAAAATTTTGATGTAGTTATGCAGTGGTCGGGCAAATTGTACATAGACGGACGGGATGCATGGCTGGAATACGGCGTTTTTGTGGAGCGTGGCGACTACAAGGGCGTGATACAAATGCCAGCGTTCAAAAAACTCGACACCACCGAATGGAGCGAGTATGACGGCGTAGAAACCGACTTGCTTGCCCCAGTGCTGGACACACGCCAATTCCAATTGCCGCTTTGCGCCACTAACATACGTTATGCCGAGGACTTGTTCAACGACCTTGCCGAGGACGGTGCTTACCACACGTTCCAGTTTGTGGAACTGGGCAGGACTTACCGCTTGCGCATGGTGCAGAACGGCTCATTTTCCTCACTGTTGCACAAGGGCAAGTTGACCATAACCTTTGCTGACGATTTTCCCACCGTGCCGACTGGCGAGCCGTTGGCACTGGGGCAAAGCAAAGTGCGCCAATCGGGGTATGAGCTTGACGGTACGGATTTTTCGCAGTTCGGGGCATACATTGCCAAAGGCACTGACGATAACATACGCAAAGCGGCCAATGTGCGTGACAACCTCAAAATTGACGTTAAGTCAGTCGCCGGATTGCAGTATGACGCAGAGTCAGTCCATTTCAAGTCCAAGGACATAACGCTTAAGTTGCTTATTAACACCGACACCATTGCCGATTTTTGGTTGCGCTGGAATGCGCTGTTTGCGGTGTTGCTGCAACCCGAGCAGCGGCAATTCTACTCTTCCGTGCAGGGCGGCAAATATGATTGCCACTACAAAAGCAACAGCGTTTCCAAGTTTGTTTTGCTCCCAAACGGACATGTGTGGTGTGAGTTTTCGCTGGTGCTTACTTGCAACGGCTACCGCCCAATCAGTTCGTGGGTATTGCTTGCCACCGAGGATTACGACTGGGTTATCACCGAAGATAATGTTGAACCAGAGCGCATTAAAATTCGCGTCGGGCATACATCATAACTGAAAGCGATAGCGACATGATATATATTAACATCTAACAGTTACCAATTATGGCTGACCAACAAAAGAGAATATCGGAATTGCCCTCCAGTGGGACAAATACGCAGGGTCTTTACACCATTGGCGTTAATGCGCAGAATGAGAGTGTGAAAGTGCCGCTCGGCGACATCCTTTTGCAAATCAACAATAATATAGCTACCAAGGCCGCACTAGATAGTGACACTGACAGGCTAGATTACTCGCAAGCCCCTACAATCATGTTAGACTCT